CTCCTTTCTTTAACAACTTGGATATTCCAACAAAACGCGGATCGCTCTTCTTATGTTTCTTTTCCTTCACATTTTTTAATTCTTTTTCATAGTCGAAGAAATTTCGGAATCTTTTGTATACTGGCACTGTTTTCTTCCCAGATTTTTTCTGCGCCTGGGCAGCAAAATTCAGAAATGCCTGCCGATGTGCCCTGTATTCGTCGTCTACTATTCGATATCTCAGCGCTTCCATCATAATTTCGTACTGTGCAATCGTCAGACGATCAACCTGTTCAAACGATGTGAATCCCAGATACCGGAAGCAGCTGATTGCAACTTCCCGGTATTGTTCTTCAAAGTTCACCTCTTCATGGGATATGTCACTTACTTCTTCGCTTTTTCTTCCTCGATCGTCTTCTCGAGATTCTGGACGCATTTCTTCGTAGCATTTGCATTCTTTAAGAAACCCATCGTATCTTCGAAGAGCTGATCGATATCGGTATCCGAATCATCAATATATTCATCCAGAATTTCTGTAGTTGCTCTCGGATTCTGCCCTTTATTCGCTACGAGTAACAGATCCTCAAGAGCCTCTACATCTCCGTCCATGATCCCTGCCACAGCGTATCTCAGGCCAATATTCTTCTTGGCATCTTTTACTCCGTCTACCGGCATGCTTACTTTCTTGTTCATTTCTCTCATGAATCCCATGCCAAAATTAAACTGATACACCTGTCCATTGATTGTAAGTTCCATATCATTTTTCTCCTTTACTATCAAAAAGAGGACGATTTCTCGCCCTCAACTGTTCTTTTACGCTCCTGTTTTTGTCGTATCTGTAAATACGTATGCCGCTACTTCCTGCTGTGCGGCTGTCACTGTCACATCGCCTTTCTCGCCGGTTCCGTTTACGCCAAAGGTAATGGATACTTCTACCATATCCTCGGCATTCGAAGTCTTTTCCAGCTCCGTTACGTAACCCTGGAAATATTTTCCCTTGAATTTATTGCTTCCGCTGGATGCTGGTTCATCCAGATTTGCTTCCCAGATCTCGACCAGTTCATCGTTGATCATGGCATCTTCAAGAGAGTCGATCAGTGTGTCGCCCTTGGCAAGAATACTGGTTGCCGTAATCTCAACCTCGGCTGCTCCCGGGGTTCGAATCGTGCCGTCCTTGGTCTCTGTGGTATCTGCATCCTTGCTTGTCGTTCTGCCGTTCTCTGTCGTAAACGCTAATGCTGTAGCTGCATTTTTAGCCGCATCTTTTTTAAGGCGGTACAGATAAACGATCTTTTTACCGCGTACCGCATCTGCAAATAACTGCAAATTCATTGTATTTCTCATGCTGTTCTCCTAACTGAATAAAAAAGTCACTTCTACGATTCCGTGAAGAAGTGGCTGGTTGGTAGTTGTGTCCGGCAATATTCTCTGATTTAAGTCCTGCACGGACCAGGAAAAGTTGCCGGTATGTTCCAGATGCCTGCAAACCTGCTTGATCTGCAGAAGCATCTGCGAAACTGTGCCGCGCTGCCGCGGATTGTCGTGCCAAACGTGGATTGTCTGACTTACAGTGCCGAATACAGCCGTTTTGTTGGCTCGATCATTCAAGTCACTGTCCGCCAGATAGATAAACGGATATGGCGTACCTTCCGGCGGTAAAAACGTGTCATACACACTGCCTGGATACTGTTTTTTCAATTCCAGAAGCAATGCACTGAATAATTCCTGCTGTGGATCCATCGTGTCACCTCGTAAGCTTTTTCAGATCAGATTTGAATTTCTCTTTCTGTGCTGTATAGGAAGGGCGCATATACGACTGTGCGTTCATATATCGGGTTCCATACTCCACGTATGCCGCATACTCTGCTGTAGGCTCCACTTCCGCTGTAAGACCGCTATCCCGGATCTCAAGTCCAATGCTTCGTTTCAAGTTACCAGTATCCACCGGTACCTTTCTCTGCGCCGACTCCTGCAGGGCTGCCCCATTACTTTTCACAATCCGCTTAACATCGTTCATTTGCACATTTTTCTTCAATTTGACCTGCAGCTTCTCCATTCCTTCCAGCTTGATTTTCGGCATCAAACCACCTCCGATAAAATAAAAGTCTGTTTCACACGTAATTTCCGCGTATAGTCCACTTTGTAGGTCGTGTTTCCAATCCGGATCCTGTCAAACGGCTTCTGATAATGGTTCTGGAGCTGCACTGTCACGCTGCCCTGACGGATCCCGCCGTATACGATCCGCATGATTTCCGCCCGCGTATCCATCACAGATGCCATTTTCCGCACCTCTGTTACCTGATCGTCGGCATAGTTTCCAGTCGTTGGATCATACTCACCCGGCAGGACTCGCCGGAAGAAAATTGGCGTATCGTATCTCACAGAAACTTTACCTTTCCCTTCCTTGCCTCCCGCTGGCTGTCCAGATAGGACTGGATATCATCCATATACCCGGCAAAATCATTTTCTGACCAGGAAAGGCTCTCGCCCTCAACACTGTGAGAGGAGAGCCCTTCAGAGCCGATCCGGTTGAATCGAATGACCGAAACATCCAATATGATGTATTCCATCTCTTCCGGCGGCTCCAGACCGCCAAGAAGAAATTTCAGCCGCTGTTTCGTGGCATTCAGAATCAGCTGTAACTGCTGTTCTGTCTTTTTGTCTGTATCTTCCATCCCAAGAAGCAGTTTCAGATCTTCGATCATAGGCCGCCTCCTACTCCGTCAAGGAATCTACTGCCTTATTCTTGCTTTTCCCTTTGCCTGCCTTTTCCGGCTCCACCAGCTCAATCAGTGGGATACCACGCAGATTTTCAGCAGATACAAGCTCTGCCAGGCGGGCTTCGGATACCTTGAGTCCCTCACGCGGGAAGGTATCGCCTGCTCTGTATTCATGGTCATTGTCCTGCAAATCAGTAAAATACTCGATTACTCTGTACATATACCATCACCCTTTCTCAGCTCTTCACAGCTACTGTTACGTCGCCAGAACGAACTGCTTTGTAGTTCTGGTCGCACTCAACCAGTGTAATATGATGACCGGTAGTAGATGTGATCTCGGATTCTCCATCCCATTTGCTCCAGTTTTTCACATCATCACCATATTTTACCGCGGTCGCAGATGCTGCATCTTTGTACTTCCAGTAGTTATTCATGGACATGATCTGCTCTTTTACGGAAATCTTCGTCTTTCCAGCTTCTGTTCCTGCTTCAGATGTTACATTCA